TCTGCTTATCCATATCTATTATATCATAGAGCCGGGTTGTAAAACACTTTAATTTATTTTTGTGCCTTTCGCGTCCAAGTGACGCGCAGCGGCACAGCGAAAGGAATGACACTTACAATGAACAGACTTCAGGAAATCGAAACGCGCTTGGCGGAAATCGCCGCCGGGATTGAAAAGCGCGCGGACATGACCGCGGAAGAGCTTACAATCCTTAATACCGAGGTTGATAAGCTCAAAACGGAACGGGCCGCCCTGATCGCGGCGAACGAAAAGCGCCTTAAACTGCTTTCGGACATCGCCGAAGGACGCACGGAGGCCAAACCGGTAAACTCGTTCTCTTTCCTGTCCAGCGCGGGCGCGAAGGAGCAGCGCGCCTCCGTAACCGACGACCCGTATGATACCATGGAATACCGCAAGGCTTTTATGGCGTACGTTCTACGCGGCACGCCGATCCCGGCGGAGTTCCGCGCCGACGCCATCACCATGACGACGGACGTCGGTTCGGTCATCCCCACGACCATCTTCAATAAAATAGTGGAGAAAATAGAAGCCGTGGGCATGATCATCCCGCTGGTCACCCGCACGGCATATAAGGGAGGGTTGGCAATCCCCATCTCGTCCGTAAAGCCTGTCGCTTCATGGGTGGCGGAGGGCGCGGGCAGCGACAAGCAGAAGAAAACCACCGGCTCCGTCGTCTTCAACTACTACAAACTGCGCTGCGCGGTGGCCGTCACCTTGGAAGTTGACACGATGGCGCTTTCGGCTTTCGAGGCCACGCTTATGAGCAATGTGGTGGAAGCTATGGTGAAGGCGCTGGAAACCGCGATAATCTCGGGCAGCGGCGCCGGCCAGCCGAAGGGCATCCTGACCGAAACCCCGGCAACCGGGCAGACAGTAAGCAGCGCCGCCGTAAGTTACAGTGACTTGATTGCCGCGGAAGCCGCCCTGCCCATCGAGTATGAAAACGGCGCGGTATGGTGCATGAGCAAGAAAACCTTCATGGCCTACTACGGCCTGCAGGACGATACCGGCCAGCCCATCGGGCGCGTCAACTTCGGGATAGCCGGGAAACCCGAGCGCTTCCTGCTTGGCCGCCCCGTCGTCGTCTGCAACTATGTCGCGTCTTGTGCTTCCGCCTTGGCGGCGGGGACGGTCTTCGCCTTCCTCTTCAACTTTGCGGATTATACCCTCAATACCAACTACGCGATGGGGATCAAGAGGTATGAGGACAACGACACGGACGACCAGATAACGCGCGCCGTCATGTTAGTTGACGGCAAAACCGTTGATGTGAATTCGCTGGTCGTCATCAAAAAAGTTGCGGAGTAATAACCAAACATAGGAAGGAGGCCTTGCGATGGGGATTTCTGACGATTACTTAGACGCCGTTAAGCCCGCCCTGCGCATAAGCGATGACACATTCGACACGGAACTTTTAACGCTTATCCGCTCGGCTTTGCACGATTTGGGCATTGCCGGCATCAAAAAGAAGGATGATTCCCGCATAAGCCAGGCGGTCATTCTCTATTGCAAGGCTCACTTCGGCTGGGACAACCCGGAAGCGGACAGGTTCATGCTGGCATATAACACGATCAAAAGCCAGCTCGCCATCGTCCCCAAGTATACGGGCGGTGACGGGTCATGAGGGCCGATATGCGGACGGTCGTGGACATCTTGCGGCCTGTCGTTATCCGCAACCTTTACGGCGAGGCGGAAACCGACTGGCAGCCTGTCTTCACAAAGCGTCTTTTCTCCAAGGAGCCTCTGCTTGGCAACGAGTTCCATAACGCTTTTTCCACGCAGTCAAAGGTAGAGATAAAATTCCGCTCATACTACTTTGACGGCGTGGACAGCGCCATGCGGGTGCGTGATGAAACGGGGGTTTACGAGATATTCTCCGCCGTCAATGTCAAATCCTTAAACAGGGAACTTTTGCTGTACTGCCGGAAGGTGAGGGAAGATGAATAAAACCTTTTGGGCGGATATATCGGAGTTGGCGGAGTTCAAAAAGGCGGTGGCCAAGGTCGGCGGCCTGCCGCAAAAGGTGCTCACCGCCTCGGTGCGCAAAGGGGCGAATGTCGTCCTTAAATCCGTCAGGGCCAACGCCCCGGTGGGCAAGACCGGCAACCTCAAACGCGCGATCACTTTAAAGGCCGAGCGTAACAGGCAAAAGGGCCGGAAGTTCTTTCAGGTTACTTTCAACAAAAAATATAATGAGCAGCTTGTCAAAGTCAGCAAGAAGGGCAAGCGCTCATATTACCCGGCCTCGCAGGAATATGGGTTCCTCACGAAAAAAGGCTCTAAAACAAAAGGGAAGGCCTATTTATGGGGGGCTTCGGAATCAGCGAACGGCGCTTTTCAGGCCATCGTGAAGAAAGAAATGCTTGACAGGCTGGATAAGGAATGGAGGGGGTAACATGGTTGAGGCGGTGATTGTGAGCGCGCTGGAAAATATCAAGGAATTTAACAACCGTGTTTTTCCCTTGGACGCGCCGGAAAAAACCCCGGCTCCCTATTGCGCCTATTTCCAATCAAGCGGCTCCGAGTTTACCGCCTTCGAGGGCGGCTGCGGGCTGTTTGAAGCGCAGTATGAAATCAATATTGTTCATAAGAGTTACAAAGGGATGAAGGCATTGATCGAGGCGGCTCTTCTTTTGCTTAACGGTATCGAGGGCAAGGACGGCGTCGAGGCCGTTTTCATTGAGGAAAGCACCCCGGAGAGATTCGAAGATGAAACGATATTGTACTGGAAAACCCTATACTTAAAAATATTCTACAGAGGAGGCATAACAAAATGACAGTTACAGCAGGTAAAGGCACACAATTCTTACTCGCGACCGTTCCCGTCGGAAGACTTAGCTCTATCAGCGGGGTCGCCATGTCCGCGGATCAGATCGACGTAACCGCGCTAGACAGCATGGGTAGTTTCAGGGAATATATCGCCGGGTTTAAAGACGGGGGCGACGTTCCGCTCAGCGGTTTCTTTGATTACTCCGACGCCGGGCAGCAGGCCTTGCACGACGCTTTCCAAAGCGGAGAAACGCAGGCTTGTTCCATAGTCTTTCCCACGGCGCAAGCCTGCAAATGGGCATTCAGCGGCGTTGTAACCGGCTTTGAAACCTCGATTGAGGTTGACGGCGCAATCTCCTTTTCCGCGACCGTCAAAGTGAGCGGGCAGCCGGTGCTGTCCGCCGTTACCGGGTAGGAGGCGCGATATGCAGAAAGACAATAACGATGTGGTGATGGTTATCCTTGATAAACCGCGTCAGCTTTGGTGCGGCCACAGGGCCCTGAAAAAGATAACGTCAATGCTTGGCAAGGGCTTGTCTGAGATTGACGAAAGCACCTTTAATCCCGCTGATTTGGAGGTCATTCTATTCAGCCTCTTGCAGCGGGATTTTGCCGAAAACTTCGAGAGCTTTCAGCTTTCCGACATGGAAGAATTGCTTGACCAGGCCCCGCGCTACGGCGAGGTAATCACCGCTGTTTCGGCGGCCTTCGCCGCGGCCTTCGGCGAGCCGGACGGACAAAGCGCGGAAGAAGCAAAAAACGCTCAAAGGGCGGCTGGGATTGGCAAGCGAGCCTCAAAATAGCCGCCCATTTGGGCATATCCGTAAAAGAATACGATGAAATGACGCCGCGGCAGTTGGCGCTGTACGCGGAGGCATATAAGGATAGGCGGGAAGATGTCCAGATGGAGATATATCTTTCCGCCTATCTTACTGCCGGTTTCGCAGGGATACTGTTCAGCAGGAAGAACGCCAAGCTGCCGGCATACGATCAGGTTTTCAAAAAACAGAAACGCGAAATGACTGACGACGAAATGCTGAAAGTCGTTATCGCCCTTAACGCCGCCGCCGGGGGAATTGATATGAGAGGTGAAAAATAAATGGGCGTGGTGAAAAATTTAATGGTCAGGTGCGGCGCTGACTTCTCCGCGCTTACCAAGGCGGCCAACAAAGCGCAAGCCTCCGTATCGTCCATGCAGAAAGGCGTCAATAAAAGCACCGGCAGTATGCAAAAGTCTTTCCTTAGCCTAAAAAGGGTGGCCGGGCTGGCACTAGCTGCTTTCAGCGTGGCAAAGATAACCTCGTTCGCGAAGGAATCATCAGCGCTATACAAGGAGCAGATAGCCAACGAAACTAAACTGGCGGCAATAATGAAGGCCCGCATGGGTCTGACTAACGCCGCGGTCAAAGATATTATCAATTTCATGAAGGCGGAGCAGCAGCTTGGGGTCGTCAGTTCCGCCGTTATGACCGCCGGGGCGCAGGAACTCGCCACCTATGTCAACGAGGCGGACACGTTGAAAACCCTTATCCCGCTGTTGAATAATATCGCCACGCAGCAATACGGAGTAGATGTTACGGCTTCCCAGCTCCAGTCAACCGCAACCATGTTAGGTAAGGTAATTGACGGGCAGCTTGGCGGCCTTTCCAGATGGGGATATAGCTGGACAGCGGCGCAGGAGGAGATACTCAAAACAGGCAGTAAAATGGAGCGCGCCGCTGTCATCGCCGATGTGACCGCTGCTTCTGTCGGCAATATGAACTATGCGCTGGCTCAGACCGACGTAGGAAGGCAAAAGCAACTTGCCAATACCTTCGGGGACATAAAGCTACAGATCGGCGACGCCGCCAATCAAATAAAAATGGTCTTTCTGCCTGTGCTGAATGTTTTGGCACAGGCTTTTGTTGCTATCGCCTCATGGGTGCAGGTTATTTCATACTCCATCAGAAGCGTCTTCGGCGGTTCGGCGGCTAAATCGGTAAACGTAACCGCCGCAAGTTTGGCGGGGGCGGCAGGCAATGCCGAAGATTTAGCGGACGCCATAGAAGAAGCCGGAAAGGTCGCGAAGGGATCGACGGCGGCCTTTGATAACCTGAATGTTTTGACCCAGCCCGCCGATATTTCCGCCGGGGCCGTTGATTCTCCAACTGTTTTCGGTGGGATAAACATTGCGGCGGACATGGAGGACGATACCGGCGGCGCGGCCTCTCTCGTTGAGAGGATGGCAGAGCGCATAAAGGCCGCCTTGGAACCGTTGAAGAGCATTAACCTTACCAACATTAAAAACGCTTTTCAGGACTTGAAAGACGCGGTTGCTCCGATAACTGAAAAGCTGTTCGACGGGTTGAAATGGGCTTGGGGCAATATCTTTGTGCCCATCGGACAATGGACAATGGAAGAGGCGGCCCCTGCTTTCTTAAACGCGATAAGGGGAGCGCTTGATGTATTGAATCCTGTTTTAGACGTATTTAAGGAATTGGGCAGATGGTTATGGAGTAGTTTCTTGCAGCCTATCGCCGCATGGACGGGCGGGATCGTTGTCTCCGTCCTTAACGATTTAGGCAATGCGTTAAGCAAAATCGGTAACTGGATGGCTGATAATATCAGCCTGATAAAAAACATAACGATTGCCGTCGGCGCGTTCTTCATCGCATGGGAGATCGCTACCTTGGCGGAGTTCATCATCAATGCCGGCGGGGTCATTAAAATCCTCGGCACATTGACCTCCGCGATATGGACTAATATCGCAGCGAAAGCCGCAGATAAGTTGGAAACTTTGGCAATCATCGGTTTATACGCAAAAGACTTCATAGTCTCGGTAGCTAACAGCATCGCCGCAATAGCGAAGAATACCGCCGTATGGGTTGCCTCTACCGCGGCAAAAGCCGCAAATACCATTGCCCAAATAGCCATGACCGCGGCGACGGTGGCATGGAACGCGATTTGTGTTGTTGCCACCGCTGTAACAACAGCTTTCGGCGCGGCAGTCGCCTTTTTGACATCACCTATAGGCCTTGTCATTGCGGCCGTTGCCGCCATCATCGCGATCATTGTCCTTCTGATAAAAAACTGGGACACCGTCAAAGAAGTCGCCTTGAATGTTTGGGAAAAGATAAAGGAAATCTGGTCTATAGTCGCGGAATGGTTCCAAACCAAAATAGTAGAGCCGATAGCCAACTTTTTCAGCAACCTATGGTCAGGCATAAAAGAGACGGCCTCCAAGGCTTGGGAAGGGATAAAAGAGGTCTGGTCTGCCGTCACAGGTTGGTTCAAGGAGAAGATTATTCAGCCTGTAAAAGACTTCTTCACCGGCTTATGGGAAGGCATAAAACAAGCTGCCGCAAACGCCTGGGAAGGAATAAAGGCGGTTTGGGGCTTGGTTACAGGCTGGTTCAAAGAGAAGATCATTGAACCGATAGCCGGGTTCTTCACCGGCTTGTGGAACGGCGTCAAAGAGACGGCCTCCAAGGTTTGGGAAGGCATAAAGGAAATATGGGGCATTGTGGCAGGATGGTTCAAGGGCGCTATCATAGAGCCGGTGGCATCGTTCTTTAGCGGGATGTGGGACGGCGTAAAGAATCTGGCTTCCGGCGCTTGGGACGGCATTAAAAGCATCTGGAACGGGGCTGCCAATTTCTTTAGCGGGATATGGAGCGGCATCAAAAACGCCTTCGGAAGCGTTACCGACTGGTTTAGGGATATGTTTTCCAAGGCATGGGAAGCCGTGAAAAATGTCTTCTCCGCTGGCGGGAAGGTTTTTGACGGCATAAAAGACGGTATCCTCGACGGCTTGAAAACCGTCATAAACGCGATCATCACGGGCATCAACAAGGTGATCAAGGTGCCGTTTGACGGCATCAATTTTGCTCTCGACAAGATCAGGAATATCAGCATATTAGGCTTGGAGCCGTTCAAAAATATAATTTTCACCATCAACACGCCGCAAATACCGCTTCTGGCAGAGGGCGGTCTTGTTGACAGCGCAACTCTTGCCATGATCGGAGAGGCGGGGAAAGAAGCCGTATTACCGCTTGAAGATAATACCGGTTGGATGGATATTCTGGCCGAGAAGATTGCCCTAAACGGCAAGGTCACTTTTGACGGGCCGCCTGATCTCATGGAACTGGTGCGCGTACTCCGCCCGAGCTTTATCGCCATGGACAGGGTTAAGGGCAAAAATCTGATAATCGGGGGTATATAAATGATGATCATCGACGGCACAACCTATAATATCGGGGTCAAGTCAATCAAGCGCAACGCCGACTTTTTAGACAAGTTTGCCGAACGGACGGAAGACGGCGTATTAAAACGTGAGCTGATCGGGGTTTATTTCAATTACCAGCTGGAATTTGTGCAGACAAACGATGTCTCCGAGTATGCCCGGCTGTGGGATAAGCTGACGGAACCGCAAGAATTTCACGAGGTCATAGTCCCCGACGAAAAGGGGGCCTTTTCATTTTCCGCTTACTTCAACGGAGTGGGCGACGAGTTTCACAGAGTAACGGCCGGTCAGTCCTTTCTAAAGACGCTCAAAGTCAATTTCACGGCACAGAAACCCGCGAGAAGGTGACGGCATGACGAAAACAAGCACGGAAATAGTCTTCGGCATTGTGGATATTACCGCCAAAGAAGACAGTCAAACAGCGATGCCGGGAAACGCTTGGCTTGCCGACGCTTCCGATTTGCAGGGAGAGATCACTGAGCCGGAGAAGGTCGCTACTCTGGAATACGGTTATTGGCAACTTGACGGCACCTTCCCTCTTTTCCCGGATGATCCAACTGCGCGCGAATGGGGTTTGTGGTCGGCGGCCATGTCGGACGTCAGCGGAATCTTTGCCGATAAGCCGGTTTTGACGATCTCTTTCACGCAAAATCATACAAGCATCGGCCTCACCATGTATTTTTACGGCGACAGTTTCCCGTCGGACATTGATATATCATGGTATGACGGGGCTGACAACCTGATCTCCGGCGGTAATTTCCGACCGGACAGCAGGTCATACTTTGCCCGGAATCAGGTTGCCGATTATCGTAAAATCGTTATCACTTTCAACGCCATGTCGAAGCCCTTCCGCTATCTGAAGATGTTCAATATCGAGTACGGGCGGACAAGGATATTTGGGCGCGGCGATTTGATAACGGCAAGCATCTACGAAGAAGTAAACCAATTAGGCGCGGAGGTCGCGATCAGCACCCTCAATTTCAGGGCCTATTCTGACAGCGAAGAATTCAATATCATCAATCCGGGCGGCATTTATGAATCCATGCAACAGCGGCAGCCCTTAACGGTCTATGAAATTGTGGATGGCGACAAGCGGCGGCAGGGTATATTTTATCTCGACGAATGGGAGAGCGACAGCGAAAAGACCGTGACGATGAAGGCCATTGATACCATCGGCCTGCTGGACGGCCTGACCTTCGCCGGAGGCTTATATGCCGACAAATCAGTCCCGGCTTTGATTAGCGAGATATTCGCAGATACGGGCATTGACTATGTTTTAGATAACGCTTTCTCCGCTGCCACAGTCACGGGAATGATTGAAAGCGCCACCTGCCGCGAAGCATTGCAGCAGGTGGCTTTTGTGATCGGCGCGGTAGTTTCCACCAATAGGCAAAACATCATATACATAAGCCCGCCGCCGCAGACGGTGAGCGAAAATGTTGCTAACAATGAAAAGTTCATCGGGCAGAAGATAACCCTTAACCCGCTTATTACAGGGGTTGAAGTGACCGCCCATGATTTTTCAAGCGGCGGCGACGCACAGACAATATACGGCTATTACACTGATGATCTGCCCGCCAATACCAAGCAGAATATCCTGTCCGTCACGGATGCGACGCTGGTCAACGACGACAATGTCCTGACAGTTGCCAAGCGTATATACGACTATTACCAAAACAGGTATAAGAGCGAGTTCAAAATTGTGCTTGATAAAGAGCAGGCGGGTCAGATTATAGACAACGAGGTTTATCAGGGAAGGAAGCTGCGGGGGATTATTGAGAGCATAAATATTGATCTCACGGGCGGTTATCGCGGCAGCATCGTTTTTATCGGTACGCCGGTTACATAAAAAGGTGGTGGTTAAAATGCTTGACCTGATAACCGACAGGACGGGCGGCGCCTATTATTATACAGACTTAAACCGTGTAGGCGTTGCTGTCGCTTACCTGCGGGGTTTACTTAATGAATACGGAATTCCCGTAGCTGTAGAGCCGAAACAGGATTGGACGATGCTTGATTTTCCAACTCCCGCTAATATGGCGGAATACCTCAAACACGTCGCCGCTATCCGCGCGGCCCTGCCGGTATTGCCCGCAACCCCGCAATTACCGGCAAGCATGGCATATTTAACATACCAAGGGGCAAACGACATCGAAAAGATACTCTTTGATATTAACTACCTGATAGAAGGCGTGGTCGGCGAATTTATACTGAGCGGAGATATATCATGCGGGGAGGATGACTGGGCATGAGAGACAGAATTTCAACTTATCCATACCGGAGGCTTATCACGCCGGAAACAGGTCCGGCATTTTACGCGAAAATCGAACGGTCTGATGGCCCTCTTGAACCCGGCACACCGCTAAACAAGGTGACGCTGCTTGACGACGATACGGCAACGGACTTGGAATTGTTCGGCGATGACGCCACACCAAACAAAGCCTTTGCTATTTTGGCCCAACATATCAAAGGGCTGATTCCGGGCGAAGAGGGCGTTCACGGATTACGCTTCTTTGAAGATGCCCTGCAATGGTCAGACGGCACAGACTGGCACGATGTCCCGACCGGCCCTCCGCAGATAAAAGTCACTTTAATAAAGGCCTCCGGCACATTCACCGTGCCTAAAACAAAACCGTATCGCATAATCTGTGTGAGCGGCGGGCAGGGGGGGCAGGGCGGGCAAGGCGGTTCCTCCGGCAATTCCACAGGCGACAACAGCAGGGCCGGGCAGGGCGGCAAGGGCGGAGACAGCGGCAGGATCATTCAGCAAGATTTTATGCTTACAGCGGAACAAACATATGCTTGCATAATAGGGGCGGGAGGGGCGGGGACAAGCGGCTCTCCGTATGCAACACAAGGTCTTATAGCGAATATTCCTGCGCTTGGCGCCGTGGGCGGAAATACAAGCTTTGGATCATTGCTGACAACCGCAAATGTTACATGGACTATTCCTTATTCAGAGGGAGGCGCGGGAGGGGCCCAGGGCCCGGATATGGACACTCCCGGAAGCGCGGGGGCAAACGGGGCAAGCGATACCCCTTCCGGCTTCCCGCTTCCCCCGGAAATACCATACTCCGCCGGTGGCATTGGCGGCGTCGGCGGCGACATTAATCCCGGTTCGCAGATCAACCGCCCGCGGGCTGGTGGTGGCGGCGGTGGCGGCGCCGGTGGTTTATATGGTATCGGCGGCGCCGGCGGTTATTCTTCTGGTTTCGCCGCGGGCGGCGGCGGAGGAGGCGGAGGATCGGGACCTTTCGGTAATACTTCGGCAGGCGCGGGCGGAAACGGACGCGCCGGGAGCGCAGGCTGCATCTTCATTATTGAGAATTGGATGTGATAAAAATGGACTATGGATGTATTAAAAACGGACGTTGTGTCAACGTGATAGTCATGAGGGAGAACGCAGAAAAAATGATCCCTCTTATTATCAATCAACAGGGCCTTGACGAGATTATTGCCTTGCCGGAAGGTTACGGCATCGGCGACATCTATCAGAGCGAAGCATGGGAACACCGGGAAAGAAAATATACACGCAGTTAAAAAGAACAGATGGAATTTTTAGAATCGGAGATGGAATATACAAAGGAATACTTGGGCCAGATTATTTCCTCGATGGACTTCTCCGCGTCAGGGAAGATGTTCATCACGCTGGTTAAACTCCCGGCATGCCTATTCCCGGAATATGTTCCCGACGGCGAGAGGATACACTTCAAGGGCGACGTTATCCGCCAAGAGAATGAAAAATACCTCATGCAAAATCAAGGCCGGCTTGACCCCAATATCCCGCTTTCGCAGCAACCTATTCTTAAACTGTTCCGCGATTCCGGGCCTTATCCGTGGGTGCGCGAAGAGTTCTGTCTGCGCGGCTTTGAACGGTATTATGACGACGGCGACCCCGGCAGGACGGGGTGGTACAGGGTTATATCGGCGAATGTGGACAGCGCAACTCCGCCGCCAAATAGTGCTGATTGGGAAAAGCTGGACAGTTGATGCCGAACCAGGCACAAATGCACGAAAAACGAACACCGCCCCGTTTAAGGTTGACGAACAGGGCGGCGGGAAACGTCTTCTTGAAGCCGGGGCGGGCAAGGGGCGCCGCGCCTGCCTCTGGGCGGCTAAAACCGGCAGGGCGGGCAGGCGGGCTGCGGCCCGGGCGGCAATCGCTCACAATCAGTTCGCTGACCGGCCCTCGGCCCCGCCGCAAACTCAGGCGGGAACCGAACTCATGCGGCGGGGCTGGCCTGGCCGCCTGCCCGCCCCACTCCCTCTGGCTGGGAAAGCAGGGCCGCCCTGCGTCAAGGGCGCGGCTTACCCTTGCCGCGCCCCGCTTTTACTGCTATTCGCCTCTCAAGGGGATTTTCTCGAATGACAGCCCTTTCAGCCACTCGGTTGCCGTCTCACCCGGGTAATAAGTGATCCTGACTAAAACGTCGTCATAGACGAAGAAAGTATGATCCCTCGGATCGTCCGTGAACTGATAAACCAGTGCGCTGAACGTGCGTCCGTTCAACTCTATTGTCGATTCGAAAATCCTGCTGTAATCCTTAATCTTCTTGTAATTTTCGGGGGTAGGCATCTGAGGTGCAATTTGTGAGATGAGCCAGTAAGCGCCCCTTTCATTGGCTTCCGCCTTGAGGTTTTCGTCGAGATACATTACGCTTATGAAGGAATTTCCTTGTTGCCCTGTATCCGGATAATACCAAATCCACGGTTTTCCGTAACGGTCAGAAGGGAAGAAACTGATGTTGTGAAAACCATCACGATTTCTAAAGGTCATTTCTCTTCCCTGATAATATGGCACGTAGAGAAACCCGTCTTGCAGCATCGTAATGAAATTTCTGAACGCCTCCCTATCTTTCTCTGCTTCTACACGGCCGTTAAACATTTTCTGAAGTTGCTCCTCGGTGAAATCATTCAAAATGCTCCCGATCAGTTCCTCCACCGTGTTGTAATCAAACGGATGTAAAGAGGGCTGGAGGAATTGCGGGCCGGCACAGGAGGCAAGGCAAGCCATGAGGAGCGCCCCCATAAGTATTACACAAATCGTTCTTGTTGTTCTTTTCATGATCATTTTTCCTTTCTATTTTTTATGATGGCTGTTCAGATGCTTCAGTATTTCTAGCTCGCAATCAACGCAAATCATGCCGTAACAGGTTTTACTCTTATACATAAAGCAATTTCCATCGCGCGGAGTAGGGCTGCAGTTTGGGTACGAGCAAATAGCTTTGTTTTTGCACGAAGACGGATCGCCCGGAGTAGCCTCATCGTGATAATGGTCTATCGCGCCAAAGGTGTGGGCCAGCTCATGCGCTAAGGTGCTTGCCTGCTCTGATAACTCCTTCTCAGTCATATACACCTTATTCCCAAGAGCAAAAGGCGTGTTATCACCATAGTTTCCTGGCCACCAGGCGATTCTGTGCCCTGTCCAATAGACGGCTGTCGTGGTTTTGTTGCTAAAAGCCGCCGAAAAGTGCCAAACAATCAACCCAGTATTAGTGCACCTTGGTATTAGAGTGTTCAAATTGCAGTTAGGGCAGTCGCCCAAATAGTTGGCGGGATGAGGCGTAGTACCGTTAGTCCCGTCACAGAATGTCACGGTTCCTTTTTGCTGGTCGATCATCGAATTCCAAGACGCCAATATGCTTGTTGTTGTTTCCATCCCAAAAAGGCCAAGATAAAGCGCCGCCACTTCATTCATATTACAGTAAATCCGTGTTGCCGCAAGGAAATCGTCCCCTCCGTCAAACCTCGCCGAGTAGCCCAGATCGTAATAATTGTTGACGGTGGCCTTATACTGGATTTTGTTTATCTTCAGTTCATAGCTTCCCCCGGCATCTCCCCACACCTTGAGGTAATAGGT